TCAAATCATGAATGAAAGCAAGAATTTCGTTAAGTCATATCGTGAAGCACAAGCTTCTACAGGTACGTATATTGATCACCGTAGGTGGCAAAACATCCACAATCGAATCAACACTGCGTTGATGCGTGCACGTAGACAAGCAGAAGCCGCTATGACTGATGCTGAAGAAGTGCGTATGCAACAAACGCGACAACAGATGATTGAGGAATCCACTGAACGTGGTGATACAACTCTAGTCAACCAAGTCCTTGGTATCTATAAGTAATGGCAACAACACTAACAACTGAACATTCTTATACAGGTGATGGCTCTACTACCAATTACTCTGTCACATTTACATATTTAAAAGAAGCAGATGTCAAGGTAACACTTGATCATGTTGCTACAACTGCATACACGTTTGCTAACGCTTCAACCATTTCATTCACTACTGCTCCTGCTAATGGAGTAGGTATCCGTATCTTCCGTGATACTGATGTAGATGCAGCCCGATTTGTCTTTTCTTCGGGCTCTGCCCTTAAGGCTGGTGAGCTAAATGAAAACCTAGATCAGCTTCTGTATGCTGATCAAGAAAGAGCAAGTACTGACAGCATTGCTGACGAAGCTGTTACTACAGCTAAGCTCCGTGATGGTGCTGTAACTAATGTCAAGCTAGGTGCTGATGCAGTCGATGGCTCAAAGCTCGCTGATGACAGTATCGATTCTGAGCATTACGTTGACGGGTCTATTGACACTGCACACATTGGTGACGCTCAGGTAACAACTGCTAAGATTGCTGACTCTTCAATCACTACGGCAAAATTAGCTGCTTCTATTGTAACCACACCCACAATTAGTGACGGCTCAATAACTACAGCTAAGATTGCTACTGATGCTGTTAACGGTACCAAGATTGCAGATAACAGTATTGACTCAGAGCATTATGTTGATGGATCTATAGACACTGATCACCTAGCTGATTCTCAAGTTACGACAGCCAAGATTGCGGACAATGCCGTTACAGCAGCAAAGATTCCAGATAATGCAGTAACCCTTGCAAAACTTGGTTCAGGAGCATTACCTACTGACATTACTGTTGCTTCTGCAAATATTACCGACGGTACGATTGTTAATGCAGACATCAATGCTTCAGCCGCTATTGACGGTAGCAAGCTAGACGTTGAACTTAACGACCTGTCTAACGTTTCTGTAGCTAGCCCGTCGTTGAACGAGCTTCTGAAATGGAACGGTACTAATTGGGTGCCTGGTTCTGTTTCTGGTTCAGGTACTGTTACCAGTGTTGATTCAGGTACAGGTCTTACCGGTGGTCCAATCACTGCTGGTGGAACTATTTCGATCGCTGCTGGTGGTGTTGATACAACACAACTTGCAGATGATGCAGTCGATGCTACTAAGCTTGCAGATACTGCTGTAGCTGCTGGAAGTTATACAGCCGCTGACATCACTGTTGACGCACAAGGTCGGATTACTTCAGCCGCTAACGGTCAGATTTCTACTACAGAGATTGCAAGTAACGCTGTAACTTCTGGTAAACTTGCATCAGATGCAGTTACTACTGCAAAGATTGCTGACGATGCAGTAACAACTGACAAGCTTGCAGATACTGCTGTAACTGCTGGTAGCTACGGTTCTAGTACAAGCATCCCTTCGATTACTGTAGACGCACAGGGACGCATTACAGCGGCTTCTGGTAACACCATTTCAACTTCAAATGATGTTGTAGATGACACCAGTCCACAGCTAGGTGGTGATTTAGACGTTCAAGCACGGACTATCAATACAAGCACGACTAACGGGAACATCAAAGTTGCTGCTAATGGTACAGGTGTTGTTGAAATTCGTGGTAACACTAATGCTGGTGCAATTGTCTTTAATTGTGAAAGCAATAGCCATGGAGTAACAATCAAGGGTCCAGCGCATAGTGCTGCTGCTACTTACACTTTGACGTTACCTGTTAATGATGGTAATGCTAACCAAATCCTGCTTACTGATGGGAGCGGTGTACTTTCTTGGGTTGATAAACCTCAAGGTGCTGTTGGTGGTGGTACGGATAATTGGGCTGTCGAACATGACAACACCATCTCTACCTCTTACACAATTAACACTGGTAAAAACGTTATTAGTGCTGGACCGTTGACGGTCAATAGCGGTGCAACTGTTACCGTACCTTCTGGATCTAACTGGGTTATTACTTAATTATGGCTATTACAATTAATGGAAACGGTACTATTGGCGGCGTCTCAGTTGGCGGCTTGCCTAATGGTGTTGTAGATACTGACATGATTGCTGCTGGAGCGGTAACGGCAGCAAAGCGAGGAAGTGGAGCAATTTTGCAGGTTGTGCAGGCCACTAAAACAGATACGGCAAGCGTTACCGGTGGCACATTTGCAGACGTAGGTTTGTCGGCCTCAATCACTCCTTCATCTTCTTCCAATAAGATTCTAGTTTTAGTGCAAGCAAATATTGGTGGCAGTCTTGGCTATAGCAGAAAGGGTAGGTTAATGAGAAATAGCACTGCTATCCACATTGGAGATTCTGGTGGCAATCGACCACAAGCAACCGCAGAAGAAAATGGATCTTATGCTGGCAATGCTGACTATAATTCTGGTCAAGTAATTATGAATTTCCTGGATTCTCCATCAACTACGTCAGCAACTACATATAAAGTACAATACGCATCATATGGCTCTAATTTGGTTTACATAAATCGTAGTGGCCGTGACCTAGATGGTGGTGCTGGCGGAGGGTATGACGCCAGAACAGCTTCTTCAATATTATTAATGGAGGTCGCAGCATGAATCACGAAGCTATTTATCGCGCTTATTCAAACGTTGTCAGAATTGATGACAGCACTGGAGCCTTTGACTCTGACGGTAATCAAGTCACACTTGATCAAGCGTTAGTCGATACAAAAGCTGCTGAAATTAACGCAGAAAAAGCTGCAACTGCTTACCAGCGTCAACGTGCTCCCGAATACCCCTCAACTGCTGATCTTGCTGATGGCTTGTATTGGGCAAGCAAAGGCGACAACACAAAATTAACTGAATATTATGAAGCTTGTGAAGCTGTCAAAACTAAATATCCAAAAGGAGGTGCAGAATAATGCCAATTAAATTAAATGGACAAACATCTGGTTCAGTTGAACTGGGCGTGCCAGCGGTTGTAAGCGGCGGTGATGTAAACCTAAGCCTGCCAGGTGCTGGCACGGTTGATCGCTTGGAGCGTGCTGGCAATATTTTGCAGGTCGTAGAGGCCAGCACGTCTACGGAAGTTCAAGTTGCAACAACAACTTACACCGACACTGGGTTGTCACAGTCAATTACGCCAAGCAGCACGTCAAGCAAAATTCTGGTCATCATTAGTCAACAGTATTTTGCTCGGAAAGATACTGCTGACTCAGGTGGAGGCATAAGACTCCTAAGAGGTTCAACAGTTATCCACGACCCACTTACAGACACCTCCGGGCCTTTTGATTTTTATGTAGGTGGCGTAACCGCCCTTTACGATAGGCTTACTATTACACGACTAGATTCTCCCGCTACAACAAGTGCTGTTACATACAAAACGCAGGGTAGACCATATGTCACTAGTAATAATGGTTCGGTCTATTTTCAAAGAAGCCATTCCAGCTTTGTTGTCAACGGTACTTCTTACATTACTTTAATTGAGGTGGCAGGATGACTATCAATGTTTCTGATGCTCTTGTATCACTGCGGCCTGGCGCAGAGTATGTCATTCGTGGTGGCGTGATTGAGCTTTATCAACACGCTGATTCACAGCCAACTGCTGATGAGTTGCAGGCTGAAATTGATCGCCTTGAGGCTGCACAGCCGATGGTTGAATTGCGTGAAGAGCGTAACAAGCGCCTTGTAGAGACTGACTATCTGGCATTGTCTGACGCTACTCTTAGTGCAGACATGCGGACTTATCGTCAGGCGTTGCGGGATCTACCTGCAAACACCAGCGATCCAGCCAACCCTGTTTGGCCTACTAAACCGGGAGGTGCATCATGAGTAAGATGAAAGTTAATAGGATTGAAAATACAGCCACGGCTGCTGGCGGAATTGATATTGACAGCTCGGGAAACATCAGTGCAGGTGGCACTGTTACCACAGGTGGAACCATAAATGCTGCCAACACCTCAGCAGCCGGTAATGCAATTATTATTGGCAATAGTAATCAAATTGTTTTAGAAGCAAATGGCAGCGCCACGTTTGCTGGTGCTGTTACTTCTACAACCACGGCTAAAGCTTGGGTTAACTTTAACGGCATAGGCACTGTTGCAATTAGAGACAGTCATAACGTTGCTTCAATCACTGATAACGGAAGTGGCAACTATACAGTTAATTTTACGACGGCGATGGCAAATGCCAACTATGCAATTCTACTAACCTCTGATATGGCAGGAAATAACAATAACGCTGCTTACGAAAGGATCGCTTCAACTTCGACCTCAAGTTTTTCAATAGGAATTATTCATAGTTCTGTTTTAGCGGATGTAAACACTGTCTGCGCTGCAGTTTTTGGAGATTAATCCATGAGCAAAATTATTTACCAAAATTCTGACGGCACTGTTTCAGTCGTCATTCCCACAGGCGAGGTTCCTATCGAGGACTTGCCTGCAAAACTTGGTCTGACTGATTACGAGATCGTCGAAGACGACGTTATCCCATCAGATCGCACTTTCCGTAATGCTTGGCGTAAAGACGGCACATCAGTCGTTGAAAACCTTGCAGCAGCCAAAGAGATTGCACACACAACACGCCGTGCCAAGCGTGATGAAGAGTTCAAACCGTATGACGATGTGATCTCAAAGCAAATCCCTGGTGCTGATACTGATGCAGCAGAAGCATCACGGGCAACCATTCGGACTAAGTACGCGACAATGCAAACAAGCATTGACAACGCTGCCGATACAGCAGCCATCAAAACAGCACTTAATCCTGCTGAATAACCCCTTATCTACCTAACATAATGATTACACTTATCCGTCCAATTCTCTTTTCTTTTCTTCAATCCCAAAAGGTCAAGCTACTTATCGTGGATATGCTGACCAAACTGGCTGAATCTACTGATAACGATGTAGATGATAAAGCTGTGGAGTTTATCCGTAACGGTCTATTCCCTGCTAAGCCTCTTGACTGATGGACTTAGGTGAGCCACCTGTACTTCCGTATATAAGGCTCCCTGAGGCACTGTCATTACCACGTCCAGTACTAGACATACCACGAGCGAAATTACCTTATTACAGGCCGCTTGTGGTGCCTCCTAGTGACCTAAGACCACCTCCGGGTGTTAAAGGAACTACAGAGTCAGATAAACCAAAACCTAAACCAAAACCTCCTCCGGTAAAACTACCGGACATACCTCAAGACACACGAGAGATAGACATTCCATTCACGGATGTCACGATGCCTCTCCCGTCTAACGAAATACTCGTCACGGCTGGTACTACTGCCACCGTGTCTGTTGCAGCCACCCTTACAGCAACCGCAGTCTTTAAATGGACTGTAACTGCATTGAAGCCAATACTTAAACAGGCATGGACAAAGATCACAAAAAGGGTGAGTTCATCAAATTCATCGTCCTCGTCTGGTCCGCCGGACTCTTAACTGCAAGTTATGCAGGATGGATGGAAAAGATGGATCCCACTTATGTCGCGTCAATTCTAAGCGGCACCCTCGCAACCTTTTCAATTACAAGAGAAAAAAAGGAATGAAGAAGCTATTAATGCTAATGCTTTTAGCTGCTCCAGTTTCTGCCCAAACTGTTACCCCACAGTTTACTCAGGGGTCAATGCAATCGACTACCACCACCACGGTTGACATTGAGCGAACAATCGAACAAGAAATCATGGGTGGTGATTATTCATCATGGAGTGGTTCAAACGTTACGCCAAGCGCAGACATAGCTGGAAGCAGCACAACATTCACCGTAACTACGGCTGGAGACCCCTGGACTCTAGAGCTGACAACACGATCAGCAGGCGTAGTGGAAACAATCGACATTACAGAAAGCATCGACCAAACTTCTACTACTACATCGCTTTCTATCTTCTCGCAGTAACACCTGTATTTGCAGAACCTGAAGTACAAAATACATCTAACCCAGTTGCAGCCGCAACGGGAAATGTTACTAATCAGGCTGTACAATTCCAAAATAATGGTGCACCATCAAGACAGATCTTTGGAGCCAACAGTTCTTGTAATGGATCAACAATGACGTTTAGCCCGTTCTATATGGGTAACGACACTATTCCTAGAGAGTCTGATGGTTATGTTCGGTCTAACAACTTTGGTGCACAGATTAACTTTATGATTCCACTTGACGGTGGCATGATTGAGCAGTGCAAGGAAATTGCTAGACGACACGAACAAAAGATGCGTCTTAACTATGAGATGGTTCGTGCACTTAAATGTACAGAGATTATGAAAGCCGGTTTTACTTTTAGACCTGGTAGCAGAGTAGAGGTGTTGTGTCACGACATCGTACCAATCGTCTCTATAAATGCTGGAAGCAATAGTAAGTCTCTCGATAGCAGCGATAGCAGCGGGAGCAACACTGAACAACCGACTACATCAAAGAATCAATAACGTACATGATCGCATTAGTGGTCTTGATCGCCGTATCGACGGTGTAGAGCTGGGTGTTGCTCAGGACTACGTTTCCAAGCAAGATCTACGAACAATGGTAGATCGTATGGAAGACCACATGGTACGTATTGAAAGCAAACTAGACCAAATAGTTCTTAGAAATGGCTAAGAAAAAAGCAACAGAAGACCAGTTTAATGAGCTGCATAATTTAGTTACTAAAGAGTTCCTTGCCCGAATCAAATCTGGTGAAGCAACTACTCAAGACTTAAAAGCAGCTTGTGACTGGCTAAAGACAAATGACATTAGTGGTGTGGCCTACGACGGTAACCCACTCTCGAAGCTCGCTCAGGTAATGCCTGAAATCGATCCTGAAATGGTACAGAAACGACTTTATGGCTCATCAGTCCGGTAGCTCTACAGCTCACTACGCCGGTAACCGTAGATCTTTAAACATTAAACGTGCTTACCAGCGCAAATACAACAAGAAAAAGAAAGAGGTTAATCGCAGAGTTGAACTCAAGCGTATTAATCGACAGAAGGGTACCTATGGCAACGGGGACGGCAAGGATGTATCTCACAAGAAAGACGGAACTGTCTTTATGGAGAAAGCTTCTAAAAACCGTGCACGTAACCGCAGTCGCAAATGACCCCCTTACTTCCAACTCCTGATCACTATCTTTACAACCTAATAACCATGACATCCTCTGAAGCCAAGCGCCTTTGGAGGCGCAGTATTAAAGAACACTTTGGCTGCACATGCGTTTATTGCGGAGAAACTTATGAACTACATGAACTTACTTTGGACCATGTACATCCTCGTTCTCTTGGGGGCAAGGATGTCAATACGAATGTCGTACCAGCATGTACCAGATGTAATCAGGATAAAGGAAGCCTCCATTGGCGCTCTTGGATGAGAGCCCAATTTGGAAAGAATCTACTTCGAGAATCACTTATTTCGTCACACATTAACTGATGGCTAAAAAACAACTTTCTTTATTGCAACAGCAAAAAGCTAAGCTAAAAAAACAACGTGCATTAGCTACAACTCCTAAAGCTAAAGCAATTGTTGATCGTCGTATCCAGCGTGTCACTGTACAGATCCAAAATGCACAGAAGCAACTTACAGGAGCATCCCCTAATAAAGCCTTACCTGCTGGTAGGACTACACCTACGGGACGCCCATCTACTAGGCGTACACTGAAAGCTGCACAATTAGAACGTGCAAAACAAGGCACTAAGGGAACTACTACTCGTACTGGACAACCTGCAGGTTCTGCTAATCGTAAATTCGGTGCAAATGTAGTCGATGCAGCTACACAACGTGCTCAAAGATCAAGTGCTGTAAGAGGTGTAGGCAGAAATGCACTGAGAATTGGTAAAGGCGCTATTAGCGGTAGAGGTGGTGCTCTTACACTTTCTGAAGCACTCAAACCCGTTACTAATCGTATAGCTAAAGAAGCAGTACGAGGTGCAAAAGTTGTCTCCGGCCAACCAAATAGCGGTAAGCGCAAGATTAAAAATGTAGGAGGCACTAGTTACGACATCTCTACTCCTGCGGGTAGACGTGGTTACGACAAAGCTATTCGTAGTAAGTACCCAACCACTGCTAATACTAAAACAGTCAAAAAAAGTCGTGACTATCAAGCTGAGGCAAAAGCAAAAGCAAAAGCACAGTCACAGGCTAAATCTAAGCCCGCTAAAGATAGAGGCAAACGTGATTACGGTTCTAAAGAAGCAAACCTTGCCGCTTGGGCCAAGGCCAATCCAAAACTTGCCAAACGCTTAGAAGAAAAGAAGAAGGCAAAAGCTAAGCGTCGTGCTGGCGGAACTCTGTACAGCGGACGTACAGGTAATTCAAACATGGCCTAACTACTTACAACCTGTGCCTAACGGCAAGTAAATAATACCGCGCTCCGAAAGGGGCGCTTTTTTAATGGCTAAAAAGTATACGCCTGACGCAAAGGGTGTTGCAAAATGGTTAATTGATAACCCTACTAAAAAGAATAAAAGAGGCCGTTCTGTACCTACTACTATAATTGATGGTTACAAAGGTGCTAATTACCCACCAAATGCTCCTAGATTAAATCCTAAAGAAGGTAACCTAACAAACAACCGTGCAGCTTTACGGTTCTCTGATAGAAAACCTGGTGGTGCTAGAGGTGAACGTTTATCCCTACAAGATTATTTAGATCATCCTAGGTATGCAAATGATCCAAATCTTGCAAGACAAGCATTTGATCTTAAAAATCAACAGTTAGATCACTTAAGTCGTCATTCATCCTCTAAGTTTAATGGTGATCATTTTAAACCAAGAAATGGTGCTAATAAAGATACTGCACTAAGTATTGAGCATCCACATAATAAAGGTTTAGCCTTTAGTGGAGACAATGGAACCAAAGGCAATAAGGAACTCTCTAATAGTGCTCTAAAACACCTTGGTGTTGGTACTACTAAGAATGAGATGATTGATTTAGGTGCTTCGTCACCATTAACGGCTGATGGAAAACGTCAAACCCCTAGATATAAAAGACAAGTTATTGCTGATGATCTTGGGATTTCCTATACAAAGGGTATGGGTGTTGGTACCTTTTCTGCTGGTAAGTTTAAATATACTGGCGGTTTACGTCAAGCTGATACTGTTGCGAACATTGGAGCTAACTTAGCAACCGGCAATGTCACAGGTGCCGCTGTCAATGGTTCTATCTTGGCTGGTACAGCAGCTCTTCAAAATACTCAAGTACAGAAACGTCTGGCCACGGAAGTATCTAAACTTGTAGCTCAACGTGGTGCTAAAACTGCATCTAAACTTGTTCCGGGATTGGATGTTGTTCTTTCCGCTGGAGAGACAATGGACTATCTAAAACAAGGAAAACTTGATCAGGCTGGTATTGCTTTGGTTAGTGGTATTGTTGGTTTCTTTCCTGGTATTGGTGATGCGGTTGCCGCTGGTTTAGATGCTTCTAATACAGCTATTGATATATCCCGTCTAGATATTCCTGACCGTCAACCTGAAGTTGAATTTAAAGGTGGTAAGGCAGTTTATAAAAAGCCTCGTATAAGCCTCTAGAAGCCCGTTGAAATACCACCCCTATACATACACATATGACAGACGTTTTAACGGCCTTACAGGCTGATTTTAAGCTGTTTCTACAAGCTTTGTGGGGACAGCTAGACCTACCAGAACCAACAAAAGCTCAATATGCAATCGCAGAATATCTTCAGTCTGGACCTAAGCGTCTTCAAATTCAAGCTTTCCGTGGAGTGGGAAAAAGCTGGATTACAGGAGCCTTTGTTCTGTGGACGCTTTTCAATAACCCTGAAAAGAAGATCATGAT